ACGTTTATTTGCTGATGTAGCAAGTGTTTCCGCAGATAGTGTTGGTGCTTTACAGGCCATAACTGATTTGTATGCTAGAACAACTGCTGGTGGATTAGGACTAGAAGATTTAAACAGATTAGGTGATAGAGGTATTCCTGTATTCACAATCCTAGCAGAAAAACTAGGAATCAGTAGATTAGAAATTTCAAAATTAGGACAAAGTGCTGAAGGAGCACAAATTATCCTACGTGCTTTAGAAGAAGGACTAAGTGAAACATTTAGTGGTTCTTCTGAACAAAGAGCCAACAATCTAAGTCAAGCATTTAGTAACCTAGGTGACGCATTACAAGGTGCGGCAGATACTTTTGGTGAAGGCGGTTTTAATGATGCGTTAACACAAGCAGTTTTTAGCATAACTGCTTTCATAGAAAAAAATAATGAATTAATTGAAACACTAGGTGCTGGCTTTGGTGCTACAATTACATTCCTAGTTGAAAACTTAAAATATCTTGCCGCTATTATTGGTGGTGTGTTTACATACGCTACAGCAGGCGTAATCTTAAACATAGCAGGCAGTGTTCTACAACTTGCTGATGGATTTAGGAAAGCGGCAACAGCAGGTGCCTTGTTACAAGGTGTTACAGGTGTTGGTTTAGTAAAAGTTGCCGCAGGTGTTACGGCCGCATTAGTGATTGTTGATCAAATTGAAGAAGCTACATCTGAATCATCTGACGCAATTAAAAAACTAGGTGAAGATTTAGAAAACCTTAAAAATCAAGGCGACGCATTTCAAATTCCAGATGGACCTCTAACACAAGCACCTGAAGTTGATGCTGGTGCTACTACAGATTTTAGAGCTCAACTAGAAGAATTAAAAAATAAACAAGACGAAGTAACAAAAAGTGCTATTGATTACTTTGCTACCTATGAAGAAGGTGTAAATGCGTTAAAATTATCTGTTGAACAAGAAGGCAAATTGTTAAAGATGACAGAAAGTCAAGCCAATGTTCAAAGAGAATTAAATGCCTTCACACAAAGATATTATAACACAATTAATCCTTTACAAAGAGAAATTACAGAATTAAGAGCAAAAGACACTCAAGAAAGCAGAGCACAAGCAGATGAGATTGAAAAGCAAATTGGTTTAATTACTGATCTGTATAATGAAACACTAGGCGGTTTAAGACAAGAACTAGAGTTACGTGAAGAAATACGTCAACAGCAAGAAGCAAGTATACTGTTAACTGACAATCATAGAAAGTTACAACAAGACTTTAATGATATGATCAGAGAAGCAGATAATGCTCTACAAGATCTTAAACTAACACCATTTCAAAGAGAACTTGAAGGTATACGTCGTAGTATTGATGATAAACTAGCGGCAAGTATTAGAAAGATCAAATACCTATGGGAAGATGGTTTAATTACAACTGATCAATACCTTGCTGAAATCAAAATTCTAGAAAATGAAGCAACAAAAGCATTTGAAAAGATAACTGAAACTGCCAAACAACAAAGAGAATATCAACGTTCATTTGAATATGGTTGGAAAGAAGCATTCCAAAGTTATCAAGACAATGCTACAAACGCCGCTAAGAAAGCAGGCGAAATGTTTAACAAAGTTACAAAAGGAATGGAAGATACCATTGTTAATTTTGTTAAAACAGGTAAACTAGAATTCAAAGACCTAATCAATGATATTCTAGAACAATTATTGAGAAGTCAAATTCAACAGTTGATTGCCCAAACATTCAGTGGATTTGGTGGTGCTGGAGGTGGAGGAAGTCAACTAGGCAGAATGTTTAGTGGTTTCTTTGCTAATGGTGGTATGATACCAGCAGGCACATTTGGTGTTGTTGGTGAAAATGGTCCTGAACTAGTATCAGGTCCAGGCACTGTTACTCCTTTAGGTGCTGGAGGAGGCAATGTAACATATAATATTAACGCAGTAGATGCTAGAAGTTTCAAACAGTTAGTAGCAAGTGATCCTGGCTTTATTCACGCAGTAGCATCACAAGGTGCTAGAAAAGTACCAGTAGGGAGATAGATAGATGAGTTTTCAATGGATATTCAACAACGCTACAAATTTAAGTATCAATAGACTTGATACTGTGGCAAGCACACAATCTAGAAACGGAACAGTCAAAGCTGTGAGTCGTGGAACACCTAAAAAGATATTTACAGTAAGACTACCAGATGGACCACGTTGGAGTGACTACAAATCAGACATTGAAAGTGCTGAGGCTTTAGATAGACACACAACAGATAACATTAGTATTCTATATTCTAGAGTACCTTGGTATTATGGAAACGTTGACCCAGGAGGCAGTGAAGAAAATTACAATGTAATTTGTGTTGCTTTCCCTCAATGGGAATTGTTTGGATATGACCAAGTAAGATGGAGCGGTCCATTTGTTTTTGTGGAGGTATAGATGGCAAACTTAGACACATATACAAGTGTCAAAACAGGCCTATTTGTTAGACTACAGATAGATGAATATAGAACAGGCAGTGGCGGTTCATATTCTCCTCAAGTTTTAACATTTAGCGACTTTGATTCAACTATTGTAATCAATAGTGAAAGTTATATACCTCTTGGCAAATTACTAAACATATCTCCTAGTTCAAGTGAATTAAGAGCAAGTTCAAACACAATTACAGTAACACTTTCAGGTGTGCCTACTAACAGCATTAACGAAATTGTTCACAGTAAAATTAAAAGTGCTCCTATAAAAATATATCGTGGTTATTTTGATGTTGCTACAGATACTTTGATTGACACAGTTGAAGCAAGATTTATAGGTAGTGTAAACAACTACTCTCTACAAGAAGAATTTGATCTTGAAGAAAGAGATGCTACTAATTTAGTATTGTTAGAATGTGCCAGCACTGTTGATTTGTTATCTCAAAAGATATCAGGTAGAAAAACAAATCCAGAAAGTCATCAAAAATTTTATCCAACTGACACAGCAATGAGTAGAGTGCCTACACTAAAAGGCACTAAATTTGATTTTGGAGCACCTTAATGAGTTTTATAGATAGCATAAAAAGTGTAGGCAAACAGGCATTTGGTTTTCTAAAAGGAAACAGTATTGGCAGTAGTTTAGCAAGAACAGCACTGCTAGGTTATGCTTTGAATCGCCTAAACAAAAGTGCTAACAAAGCAAACAAGGATACAACACCTCAAGGCACTGAAGTAACTATTGATCCAGACACACAATATTCATTACCTGTGTTATATGGTAGTGGTTATATCAGTGGTAAGATTGTAGATGCTAGACTAGCAGACAATAACACAGCAATGTTTATCTGTCTTGCTCTTTGTGAAAAGACAGGACGTTTAATTAGCACTGCTCCTAGTGTAATAAGTTTTGAAGAAATATATTTTGATAATTTTAGAATCAGTTTTAAGAGTGATGGTATAACCAGTGATTTAATTTATGATGACAATGGTAATTCAAGCAGTGTTTGGCAAAACAAAATAAAAGTTTATCCATTCAATGGATCAAGCACTAGTCCTACAAGTTTTACAAGTGAGTCAACAGGCAATACCAGTAACGCATATGATATTATGCCAGGCTGGTCGTCTACTGATCAAATGAATGATACAATCTTTTGTATCTTAAGAATACAATATGATGCTAAAAACAAATTAACAACAATAGGTAGAGATATCAAATTTAAACTGTCAAACACAATGACTAAACCAGGTGATGTAATGTATGATTACCTAACCAATACAAGATATGGTGCGGGTATACCAGTAAGCGAGATTAATGTACAATGACAACAACATTATTAGAATTAAACAATTTTAGCGACGGCACTTTTACATTTACAGATAACAGACCTAGTGATGTGTTGTTTAGTTTTCCTACAGCAAGAGATATTAATAAAACAATTACAGCTCAATCTTTCTCAGCGGAAAGAACAATAGATATTATTGAAGTGATTAAACCAGCTGAAGCAAGATGTAGTTACAGCATTGATGTTAGTGCTGTGCCAGGAGCAACTGTTACTTGGAGTGTTGTGCCAAGTGGTTGTAGTGTAAGTATCTATAATCAAGTTTATACAATAGATGGTATAGACAGCAGAGATATTTGGGATCAAGTAGCGGCACCAACTATTACAGTGCCTAGCACTTTTTTTGGTAGTTTCTTTTATGACAGTTCAATAAATTACACAAACAACAGTACTCCAAAAACCAAAAGTTGGCAAGTAGGTTTATACATTCCTGAAACAATTTGCGAAGCAGTTGCTACTTTAACTTGTCAAGCTACAAAAGTATTTGGTAGTGCTAATTTAAGTCTGCCAATGGTTGCTTCAATGTTACCAGATACTACTGGTATTTTGTTAGTAGCAAGAGGCAGTATAATAGCACAATCTAGAGTAGATTATGTAAGCCCTGCGGCAACGCTTTCAAGTGTTGCTACCATAAGTGAAGCAGGAGCAGTAACACCACAAGCGTTAGCACCATATCTAACTTTAGCTAATCCGCAACGTGATCCTACAGATGCTGTTGACCATTTTGTGACAGATTTAGCATACGATGGAACAAAAGTGTTGATGGGAGCAAGAAATGAAGATGACTTTGTTGGAGAACTATCTGACGATCCTCCTCCAACTCCTTTATCAAATTCTGGTGTAGCATATGTTTATGATACAAGTTTAGATGAAGTTTTACTTGTAGCAAATCCTACTCCTGAAGCTAATGCTAACTTTGGTACTGCGGTAGCAATAACAGACAATTACCTAGTAGTAGGGTCACCACAAGAAGATGTTGATTCATTCTCAGATGGTGTTGTTCACGTGTTTAATAAAAGCGGTGTTCACCAAAGATCAATAAATCCAACAACTACAGGAAATGAATATTTTGGATTTGAAGTAGAAGTATATGACTATGCCAATGACATTGTAGTAGTAAGTGCTCCAGGCACTGACACAGTACACTATGTTGATTGTGATGCTGGCACTTTAGGATTTAGTGTTACACAAACAGATCTAGTTGATAACAACAATCCACAAAATATGTTAGCCGCATATGACGGATGGTTTGTAGCAGGAGCTCCTAGACAAAACAAAGCATATGTATACCAAGGATCTACTCTAAGACACACTCTAACACAAACAACTACACCTGCTAATTTATTTGACGCAGGGTTTGGTAGCAGTGTGGCAATCAGCAGTAGTTATGTAGCAGTTGCTTCATACTCAGATGATGGAGATGGACAAGTTTGGGTTTACAACAAATCAACAGGAGTTCTAATAGGAAATATACCATCTCCTCCTAGTATGAGTAGCCCAGTTACTGGTGACACAGAATTTGGTAGACATATGACTATGACAGACGATTATCTGTTTATAAGTTCAATGACCAGTGTAAAAACAAATGTAAATGGAAGAGTTTGGATATATGATCCAAGCACAGCAACACAAATTACAGGCAAGAAAATTTATCCGCCAGATGCCTTAAGTGATGAAGCAACACCACCTAGTTACTATCCACGTTTTGGTGGTATGTTTGCTTTTGATGGCACAGATAAATTAGTTGTAGGTGACGCAACAACAGAAAGAGGTACCAAAATATATTGGTATGATATAGGATAAACAGATGGCTACTAATAATAAATCTAGAATTAACGGTATAATTGATACAAGCAACAATGTTCTTGCTAATATAGATCAAATAGCAACAAGTGGTAGTTGTTTCTTAACTTGGGATCCTAGTCTAGGTCAATGGAGCGTTATTCTAAACACAACTGGTTCTAGCACTAAAAGTTTTGATGATGATAATATTATTGGAGAAATAAGTCTTAGTGGTAGTGGTGTTAATGAAATGTATAACAGTGTTCAAGTTACATTTCCTAACAGAGATACAAGAGACACAACAGATGTTATAGTTTTAAACATTGCTACAGCAGATAGATTCCCGCAAGAACTAGACAACCAATTACAAATTGAATTACCTACTGTTAATGATCCTACACAGGCAAAGTTTATTGCCAGTAGAGAACTAAAACAAAGTAGACTAGATAAAATTATTGAATTTAGAGCAAACTTTGAAGCTAATGCGTTGAGGGCAGGCGATCTAATTGACGTAACAAACAATGCTCTAGATTTTACTAACAAATTATTTAGAGTTATACAAGTTGATGAAGAAGATACTGATGACGGCAATTTAATCTTCAGTGTTATTGCTCAAGAATATGATGCCAACATTTTTACTGACACTGGTTTGACATATGAATATCGTAGCAATTTTACAGGCATCAAATCTAAAGTATTCAACACTGACATTGACGCAAAAGATGATTTTGCGTTTGGTAATCAAATGGGAAGATTACTTGCGGCCAATCTAGGTTTAGGTTTGTTAAGAAGTTTCTTAACAAGTGATGAAGGCACAGAAACAAATCAACAAGAACTAAAATTTGCTGACGATGCTACCCAAGAATTAATGGAAGCAGGTGCTAAGATTCCAAGTCTAACACACGACGAACCAGCTGATACAACTATTTGTAGTGGCACACCAATTACACTAACAGCACAACACGATTGTGAAGTATGTTTTATCAACACTCCAGACTATACCTACAATTACAGTATTAGTGGATGTACTGCTAGTGAAGTTAACATACCTCTTTCAGGCACAGTCAAATCAATAGGCAATTCAGCCAGTTTATCATTTACACCAACTGTTACTGAACAAAAAACTATACAAGTAAACCTAGGAGATAACTCAACAAGTTATGATGTATCTCCTGCTCCTACCAAATATGCGGCTAGTATAACTGCTAGTTCTACAAGCATTACAGAAGGAGATACTGTAACAAGTGTAGATATTACTACTGTAGGTATTGATGATGCTGACACAATAAACTATGCTATCACAGGATCAGCTAGTGGTAAAGTAAGTTCGCCAGCACTAACTGGCACTGTTACTATTACTTCAAACGCAGGTAGTTTAGGATCAATTGTTACCACAGATAACAGCACCTATAATGAAGATGAAGATCTTGTAGTAACATTTACATACACAGGTGAACCTACAGATTATTGTGGTGTTAGTAGCAACAGTGTTACCATACAAGTTGCTAACAATGACACAACAGGACCAATACCACCAAGTGTATCTAAACCAGGTGACTTTGAATGCGACTATGTAAGTGTTCCTGTAATTTGGTGCGGAACATTTGACGCTGATACACAATACCTAAAAAGCATTGCTGTTAAAAAATACGCATTACTACCAAGAGCACCAGTGGGTGGAACGGCAGTGCCAACTGCTATTAGTGTAACTAATCCAGGTGAAAGCAGTGCGGCATTAAGCATAGACTCAACAGTAAACATTGATAATGTTACAGGTGCTGGCGGTGCTCAAATTGATGTTATAACAAGTTTTGATCCTTTACCTAGTGGTGGAGATACATTATTAACAGGCACAGTATCTACATTTACAGGATACTGGGATTGATCTTTTTTCGCCTTTTTTTGACGTTTTTTTACGTTTACGACTAAATACTATTGAACAGACAACATTTGATTGTCTGTCGTTTATAATGAACTCAGACAATCTAATGATAAGGAGAATACTATGAGTGCGGCAAGCGATTATTTAGAAAACAAAGTACTAGATCACGTACTTAACAACACAGCATTTACTCAGCCAACTAACCTATACCTAGGTTTATGGACAGCTGACGATGGCCTAGAATCAGGCACAATTACATCTGAAGTTTCAGGTGGTTCATATGCTCGTCAAGACATTGACGTTGATTCAGCATCAGGTGCTTTTGACACTGCTTCAGGCGGTTCAACATCTAACACACAAACTATTACATTTCCAGCGGCAACTGCTAACTGGGGAACTATTACTCACGTAGCAGTAATGGATGCTTCAACTGGCGGTAACGTGTTATTCCACGGTGCTGTGACAACTTCTAAGACAATTGAATCTGGTGACACATTCCAGGTTTCAGCAGGCAACTTAACAATTAGCCTAGCATAATTTAGTAGGGTGTCTCTCAGGTAGGGGCACCCTCTTTTAACTTAGAAGGAGGACTCAATGAGCACAATAGTTTTAAGAAGCACCAAAGGCAGTGCTTTAACATTTGCTGAAGGTGATGCTAACTTCAGTAATCTAAATACAGACAAATTAGAAAACATCAACAGTGAATCTATTGGCGATTTGAGTGATGTTGATATTAGTTCATTAACCAATGGTTATGTTCTAACATATAATTCTACATCAGGAAATTTAGAATTACAGGCCGCGGCGGCAGGTGGTATTTCAAATGTTGTTGAAGATACAACACCACAACTTGGCGGCACACTTGATGGACAAGCAAACACAGTTCAAGATGTTCAATTAGAAAATTACAAAGAAACTGTGTATACTGGCGGTTCAACAACAGGCACTATTACACCTGATGTTGCTAACGGCAATGTTCAATCAATTACACTATCAGGAAGTATTACATTTAACGCTTTTGCTAACGCAGAAGCAGGTCAATCTATGACCTTAATCATTAAACAACCAACATCAGGCGGCCCACATACACTAACTTCTACAATGGCTTTTGCGACAGATAACACATTATCTAACACAAATTCAGCAGTAGATATTATGACAGTGTTGTATGACGGAAGTACATATTATGCTTCATTAGCTACTGGTTTTGCGTAGGAGTAATCAATGCCATTAGGAGCAACTAGACTTTTATCATTAGCTAACCCTGGAACAGTAGCAGGAGATACTGGTAGAGAACCAGTAACTGTTACAGCATATGGTGACGCACAAGTAGACACAGCAATTTCTAAATTTGGTGGTGCTAGTGGTTTATTTGATGGCACTGGTGATGCTCTTCTATTGGATACACCAATACTACCAGCAACTGATGATTGGACTGTTGAGATGTGGGTATATCCTACTTCAATTGGTGCTGTAGACTATTTCTTTTCACAATATTCAGCAGGTAGTTCAGGTAGAACTACAATGTATATGAACGGATCAGGACAAGTAGGATTGTTTATTAATGGCGGTCCAAGTTTTACTTCAACAGGCACACTATCTTCAAGCACTTGGCAACATATTGCTTGGGTAAGAAACGGATCAAGTTTCAAAATTTATATTGATGGAACTGAAGACGGATCAGGAACAGGTTCACCAAGCATTCAACAAAGTCAAAACTCTGTGGTAGGTGCTCAAGACAGTTCAGGTTCTAATGGATTTATAGGAAATATAGATGAAGTTCGTGTTTCATCAACAGCAAGATACACAGCTGGATTTACAGTTCCAAGTGGTGAATTTGCCAATGACACAGATACCTTAATGTTACTACACTGTAATGGCACAGATGGATCTACAACTTTTGAAGATGATACATTTAACGCACTAGGCACAGGCGGTAACAATGTATTCCAATACAATGCTGGAGCAACAGAATATAGAATTCACGAATTTACTAGTAATGGTACATTTACTGCTATCGCAGATGGTAACCTAGATGTTCTCCTAGTTGGAGGTGGTGGAGGTGGTGAATCCAAACACAACAGCTACTACAACTCAGGTGGTGCTGGTGGTGGAGGAGAAGTCCTCTATCAAAGTTCAGTATCTGTAACAAACGGCACAGGTTATTCAATCACCATTGGTGATGGAGGAAGAGGTGGTAAAGTTACTTTTAGAACCTCAACTGGTCCGTCACAAAATGGCGATGACACAACAGCATTTGGTTACACAGCTGGAGGCGGTGGCCACGGCGGACACGTTTATAATAACTACGCACCTAGTAGTTCTGGAGGCGGTGGCGGTGGTGGCTATGGTCGCCAATCAGTCACTGGTCAATCAGGAGCTAGTTCTACAGGCACAGCATACGCAGGTGGCGATGGTTATGGCGGTAGCACTGACGGTCACGGTGGTGGCGGTGGTGGTGCTGGAGGCAACGGAGCCAATGCTACATCAAGTGGTGGAGGCAACGGCGGCATAGGTTATGATGCTTCACCATACTTTGGAACAAGCGTAGGTGACAACGGCTACTTTGGTGGCGGTGGTGGCGGCGGCGTTGATCGCTCAGGAAACACTGTAGGCTCAGGTGGTCAAGGTGGCGGCGGTGATGGTGCTAGTAGTAATAGTAAAGCACCTAGTGGTACAGATGGAACTGGCGGTGGAGGAGGATCTACTGGCGGTGCTACTTCATCAGGAACTGCCTATGAAGGCGGCAACGGCGGTAAAGGCATCGTCTTAATTAGATACACAGCACAATAGGAGTAGGCTTTGGCTGACCAATTTTATTTTGAAAGTGATTATATCGCAGATGACTACTTTGGTTATGTAGCTGAAGCAGAAATAAGCCTTAGTGGTGCCTTTTCTCCAACATTCACAGTAGCTGTCGCAGATGACACAGGCTACTTTATTCCTGAATATATTGAAACAGATTACTTTGCTCTAGCAGTAACAGAAGCAGACGCTACACTAAGTTCACAAGCAACTATCAGTGTAGATGCTACAAGAATACACCAAGGCGACAGTAATTTAAGCAGTGCTGGCACAATTAGCACAACTGGTCTTAGAATCAAACAACTAGAAGCTGACTTTGGTGCGTTGTTTACACCAAGTTTCTCAGCAGTAGGCAGATTAAATTCAACAGCGATTCTAGATTCAAGTGCTACATTGACAGCCACAGTATCTCCAATTAGAGATAATGACAGCACTCTTAATAACATTGTTAACCTTAGTTTACAAGGCGTCAAAACTGCTGATCACGCATCTGCCTTCTCATCAGCATTCACGCAAACAGCCAATGACACTTACACACGTGGCATTGAAGCAAATCTAAACACATCATCTACATTACTTGCGGTCACTGGCATACTATCTATAGGTGGCTCTGATTTCACAGAGAACACACACTCAGTCACAACAACACTAACAGCAACAGTAGGTAAATTACAAAGTGCCTCTACATCAATCAGTGCGGTTGCTACACAATCTACAAACGCAATTGAATATGTAACAAAGACTCTTAACTTTAGTAGACCAAACAATTTTGTAGCATACCAATATAGTGGCTTTACAAACTCTTGGTCAACTAATACAGGTAGTTCACAATTTGTATCAGCACCTTCACCAAGTGCCTATTATGGCAGTTATGCTGTTGAACCACTTAACAATCCTCTTGTATATTTAGGTAGTGCTTTAGCCGCAACTACTTCTAACATTACAATGGGATCACAAGATTTCTATATCAATATGTATTTCCGTCAGAATGACACAAATGTTGATACTTTTAATGACACAGTTTTTGCTAGTTTTGGTAGCGGATTTAACAGCATAGTAGATTCAGGTGCCGCAACTCCTATTTTGAAATATCCAAATGCTGATGGTAAAATTAACATAGGTTTATCTAGAGTTGACAATACGTTTTCTCAATTAACGGCTTGGATTCAAAAATCTGATGGCACATATCTAGAACTAAGAGATACCCAATCATTAACAACCTTAACAGGAAACGTTACACTAAGAAGGAATGGTAACGATTTTGAATTGTATCGTGGTAACACTTTAGCAGATTCAGCAACCTATACAGGTAGTTTAGTAGGTGGAACCTATAATCAATTTACATTGTATCCAACTGAATTTGAAACCAACGAACCTACTTTTGATAGAGTAGTATTTAAAGTTGGCACAGCAGGTGTAGCAGGTACACCCAGTAGTATAACAAACGATGATGATACAGTATTATATCATCAATTTGAACAGACATTAAATGACGAAACAGGATTAACACTAACAGGTGCCGCAAGTTTAGACAGTGCCTTTAGTTTAAGTTTCCTAGGTGGTGGTATCTTTGAATTTGCTACACTACAAGCAAGTGCTGGCACACTAACCTGTAATGCCAATGCTATATTTGATCACACAAGTTCACAAGACAGTGCCGCAAGTCTAAGTGTTGAAACAGGCTTCTTGGTAGACTTTAGTGCTGACTTTGATGCGTTTAACAGTCAAGTTACAGCAATTAACAAAATAGGCAACACACTTGTAGCACTAGACAATGCGTTTACACTTGCCGCAGATGTAAATGAGATCGTTCAACTACAAGCAAGTTTGAGTGCCGCATTTACACAAAACATAGACGAAAGTTTCATACTAAACTATAGTGCTGATCTTTCAAGTGCCGCAAGTTTAAGTGTTGACATATCAGGTGGCTTTATTGGTCTAGCAGAACAGACTATGAGCAGTGCGTTCACACAGACTGTAGATGGACTAAGAATAAGACCAGGTGACGTTGACCTAGACAGTGCGTTTACACAAAGCACAACAGCAACTAAAACAGTTGATATTAGTTTAACACTAAACAGTCAGTTTACACAAAGCACAGACGCACAAAGATTTAGAGATGTTGAAGCAGACTTTGACGCATTTAACACTCAACTAACAGCTATCAACAAAATAGGCCAAGGCCTAATGGGCTTTGATGGTATATTCAGCTTTAGCATTGATCCAATTATTATTGCTCAAGGTGGCCTTGCTTTTGCGAGTAGAGCAACTATTTCCGCAGACGTTGGTGTTATAAAACAAGGCCAAAGTACACAATCTAGTGCGGTTACAGTTGTTGCTAATGCTACAAGTAGCCAAGATGCTCGTGCTGATCTAGATAGTGCGTTTACAATAAGCACTGATGCTAATCAAATCAAAGGCGTAGAAGCAGACCTTGATAGTGCTGTTACACAAACAGTTGATGTAAATAGAATACGTGACTTTGACATTGATCTAAGTGGTGCGTTTACTCCTAGCATAACTGTTGAAGCATTTACAGATTTTGAAGCAGATCTATCTGCGACATTTACACAATCAACCAATGCTGGTAAACAGGTTGATGCTGTAATTAACTTTGGTGCGTTGTTCACACCTAGCATTGATTACAGAATTATACACGTAGATCAATATGTGTATACAGTACCAGCAGAAACAAGAACATTTACGATCCATAGTGAATCCAGATCGTATACAGTTCCACAAGAAACAAGGACATATACAATACAAGGAGACTAATATGCCAATTAACAGAGGTGGATTCAACCAAACCAATTACGGTTTAGAAATTGACAAAGACGTAAATGCTCAATTAATCTATACCTTTGATTGGAGTACTTGGTTGGCACAAGGAGACAGTTTAGCGAGTGTTAGCTACAGTGTCGCCGCAAGGAGAAATGATCCCACTCCAGTAACAATAGAATCTAGTGGTATAACAGATTCAAACACAGATACATATGTAGAACTAGCTGGTGGACAAGTAGATAAAACCTACATTGTTACAGCACAGATTACTACAGCAGACGGTGCCGTTGATAGACGTAGCTTCCGCCTTAACGTAAAAAATAGGAGTGCCTAATGACTCAACCTACGGAGCTTGAAAAGGAAAGTCTTGAGGCTCACGTAGACCTATGTGCCTTAAGGTATGAACAAATGGATAAACGATTAGAACAAATGGATGAGAAGTTTAAAAAGATAGATACTAGATTTGACAGTCTTGACAGTAAGATTGATAAATTAGAACACGACCATAAACGTGGTAACACACAGATTATGGTTGCTCTCATTGGTGCTACAGCTACAATCATTGGTTCATTTATTGCTGTTATTGTGAGTCTCCTATGAAAATACCAGAAGCAATACTTGAACGTTTAGATTTATCTTTTGAAGATGATGGTGTAACACCTAGAACAGCAAAACTAAAAGAAATACCTAAGCAATGTGAATACTGTCAACTAGAGGTAACCAAACAAAGAATAATCTATAATCATACCAAAGACGGCGTCAAAGTAAAATGTACAGCCTGTAACAATTACAAAAATCCTAAAACAGGTGAGTTTGAATTATCAAATATAACGCAATTAAACCATATTTTGACCTATAATCACAAGAAAACATAAATACTAATGAAGAGAAAGACGCAACCACTCCTGTCTTGGTTTTGTTTGTAAGGTTGCCAGGGTTACTGCCATTACCTGTCTTTTTCTTTTTGTTAGTTCTGACAACTAACACTCCTAACAAAAAACCTCTCCGTGGGTTTTTATGGCTCCTAACCTAGCCCGCAATGGGCAGTAGTTGGAGCCTTTTTTTTGAATAAATCTCTTGACATAGGCCAAAAAAACCAGTATAATATTGATATTAGATAAATAAAAATGTAGGCAGTAACTTAGGCTATATAAGCGTCATTGAAAACACAGGAAGGGGTTGTAAATCCTCATACAAATATTATCCTAAGACGCACAGGCAATGCGTGTTCAAACAGTGTAACAATAGGAACGAGGTTACACGCCCGCAAGGGTGTCAACGCAGGTAGGGAAAAGGTTAGAGTCCCAGAACACGTGTCATAAAACACCTGCTTCCACAATGTCTGTCTGGGGCAACTCACAGAAAGAGGATGGAACCGTAACAGGTTCCGTCTGACTGAAACAATCTACAGAAAGTAACATCAAATAAATACAATTACAAAGGCGTAAGCAAAACGAATCACGCAAGTGATGAGTAAGGCAAACGCAGTTTGACTTTGAGTAATTGGAAAAACAATGAATCAAATATCTATTGTGTTAACCACAGATCAATACAATGAAATAAGTTGGGTATTTAAACACACAAAATATTGGATCAATCCCAAAGGTAATACCTATGTATTGTATGGATTACCTCTAGAACTTCAATTTGAACTGGATAAAAGCCGTTTAACAACCTATAATTCGCAACTAGGGTAAATAGTAATATGAAACGAGTAGACAACCCAACAACACCACAGAAAAATGGCGATCGCAAATGGGGCACCAAAGAAGTAGATGGTGTTGTAGTAGGTCGTGACAAGACAGTTGTTCCACCAGAAGAAGTGGAGCAGTTCGCACAGATAGGCCTCAAGGACAAAGAAATAGCAGACTGGTTTGGTATTAATGATAATACTCTCAGATTCAACTTTAGCGTAGAATTACTAAAAGGGCGTGAAAAACTTAAAATGAGTCTACGTCAAGCAATGATTAAGAATGCTACACAGCATATGAACGCCGCACTACAGATTTTTATGGCCAAAAACCTATTAGGTATGAGTGACTCACCATTTAACACAGACAACACAGAGCCACTGCCTTGGGTAGAAGCTGATGAAGCAACAGTAAACATTGAAGAATACGTGGAGGAACAAGATGAAAACCTGGAAGACTGACAAACAAGGACGTAAACTACACATCATAGACAGTGGTAGTGTAGCACTAAAACCAGCCAAACAACAGTTACAGAAGTGTGATAACTGCGGTGGAGATCACCCGTACGAAGACTGTGATCAAGACAATTGGACATATTCAGAAAAGGATTTTGACAATGGCGATCAATCTTAACCTCAGTAAAGCAGTATTAGATCCTGGATTTGCTGTAGGCATTGGCAGTTTCAAAGACACAACAGCCATTGACAAGTTTGGATACAACGCAGACGTAGGCACAACATATGAAACAGTATGGGACGGTGGCGGAACATACGCATATCCTAGCTCAGCACTCGCAATGACAGCAACCAGTGCCGCAGGAGCAACAGACAACGGTGTAGAAATTACAATTGAAGGTCTAGACACAAACTATGATAGTTTAAGTGAAACTGTAACACTGTCAGGTGTAGGCACAGCAACAACCACAGGTGAATTCCTCAGAGTGTTTAGAGCATATGTAAGCAACGGATCAGAACCAACAGATGATGTAACAATCCAAAATGGCGTTACTACATACGCACAGATTACATACCCATACAATCAAACACTGATGGCAGTGTATACTATACCTAACAACTACACAGGTTATCTAGTTGCGGCAAACATCAGTATTGAAAAACAAAAAGAAGTAGTAGCAAAACTACAGTATAGAGAACAGAATGGTGTGTTCCTAACCAAAGGAATAGTAGGCAGTTTTGCTGTGCCATTCCAAAGACGTTGGGTAGTTCCACAAGCAATACCTGAGAAAACAGACATTGAAATAAGAGCCAAAGCAGGAGCATCAACAAGTGTTGCGGCAGGCTTTGAGATAGTTCTAGTTGAAAACAAAGTGTAGTGATTGGATCTTTGTGCTAGGCATTGCGGCAATAGCACTAGTGATAGTGTGTGATCCATTAGGAATATTGGTATAATCTGCCTCCTTCACATCAAGTTGTCAACCAGAAATCTAACGCTAATCAACCAAAAAACAGTTGTCCAAAAACCATTGACAATCCACTTCTAAGGTGTTATACTGTAAGAACAATGGTAGACCGTGACAAAGACCTCTTGATCCTTTTTAACGGTGTTTTTAGTATATTTGTATAAATACAATATAACAAACAACAGGAGTAGTATATGAGTATAGATAGATTTTTTGATATAGTTCAAGAACAGAATCGCTACTGTAATCACAATGGCCAAATCCCTAGGAGTACGTTTATCAACCGTTGGCACAAGTTAACCAACACTGATGTTGAAAACATTATACGTGGTGCTGGAGAGTTTATGACTATACGCAAATCTAAAGATAGAGTTCTGCTACAACAGATGAGTAGGGTAGCTGAATACTTGATAGACAATCAACAGTTCCACACTAATGTGTGTAACCCTAGTATGCGAGAAGAGAAGAACCTTGTAAGAGAATATGGCAAGAACTTTACAACAGTTCCAGACAGTGGCAAGAAAATCAAAACTGAATTCTTTCAAATGATGATGAGGTTCAGAGAACTGTATAACAAAGAGATGAACATCCTAATTGAGAACAAGGACAGTGACATAGGAGTGTATGATCTAGATTGGGACGGACTTGATCCTGATTGGATTGCTCCTACACAATTTGAAAAGGTATTTGAATTTGAACATTGAACCCATACACAGCAAAGACGGCAAGACCTATTGGATTGAAAGTGGAGACACACTGTACGGAGAGAGACTCAAGTATGGACAGTATCAAAAGACCAATTGGCAGTTTGCTCAAACACTATTGCCTCACAGTCGCAGAGCTGTAGACATAGGATCTAACAATGCTTGTAATGCTGTTAACTACGCAGAGGTATTTGATACTGTAGAATGTTTTGAACCTACACACCTTGCCCAAGAACTTTGGAGGAGGACTGTGAGCGGATGCGGCACAGACAATGTCACACTCTATCCTGTGGCCCTAGGAGAAACTGTTCACACCGCAGACATTATACTACACGAACGCAATGGTGGACACAATCATCTTGCTCATTACGATAAGAATCCTAGAGCAAGGGCAAGCCAACGAAAACTACAGACTGCTGTGAGCGTAACCACCCTAGACAGTTTCAAATTTGACGAGGTGGACTTTATCAAAATAGATGTAGAAGGATATGAACTCTACGTGCTACAAGGAGCAGAGGATACCATAAGTCGTAACCGTCCTCTACTACAGTTAGAAATAGTAGCACACCAATGTTCAAAGTTCAACTACCGTGCTGAACAATTAATTGAATATATCCGTGGTTGGGACTACCGTGTGTGTTCCAAACGTGATGGTTGGTTGGACGGTGAGTTTACCAGCACATATAAAACAATTGAACACAACGGTGTGCCACGCAAAGGCGATATGGATCTATTCTTTGTGCCCTGTGAATGGCATCCCAATATCTATCACAACACATTTGAAACAATGTTTGAAACACAATAAAGGAGGCAAGATGGCAACGAACTATCTACCCAAAATACTAAGCAAACACGCACCAAACAACAAGCCAGGACGCTACTACAATCCTGACAAACACAAATACAAGGATCAAGAACAACGCAACAGATACTATGCCTATATGCGACACAAAGCACAAGCACGTTATAGAGGAGAAGCCTATGAACTAACCGCAGATGATTGGTTTGATCTATGGACACCTGAACTGTTTGAACAGCGTGGCAGAGAAGCAGACAAACTGTGTCTTGCTAGGGTTGATCCAGAAGGTGCGTGGAGTAAACACAACTGTGAAATAATTACAAGAAAAGAATTTCTACAAGCAAGAGGTAGTGAACAATTTGAAGCTAAGTGATCCCCAGAGAACAATCGCAGACAATGAGTCACGATTTAAATGTGTAGCCGCAGGCAGAAGGTTTGGTAAATCATTTCTCAGCCTAAGAGAAATCTGTTACCGTGCCCGTGTTCCCAACAAGGACATAATGTATGTTACCACAAGTTATCGTGCGGCCAAAATGATTATGTGGAAACCTCTTAAAAACAAACTAACGGATCTAAGATGGGTGTTCAAAATAAACGAAACTGAATTAACTATTGTGCTTAAGAACGGTAGCACCATTAGTTTAAAAGGGTCAGATGATCCTAACAAACTAAGAGGTATCTCACTAGACTATGTTGTAATAGATGAAGCCGCTGACTGCCAGCTTGAAGAACTGTGGGGAGAAGTGCTACGTCCTGCTCTGGCGGATCGTAAGGGCGGAGCCCTTTTTATTGGCACACCCAAAGGCCTGGCCAATCCTTTCTTTGACCTATACACATTTGCTGGCGAGCCTAAAAACAAAGACTGGGCCGCATTCCAATACACAACAGCAGATGGTGGCTTTGTTACACTTGATGAACTTGAAGCCGCAAAGCAGGATATGAGTGACAAACAGTATAGACAAGAGTTTCTTGCTACGTTTGAAAGTTTCTCAAATCGTGTTGCTTGGGCCTGGGACAGAGAAACTATGATCAAAGAACCTCCTGTGCTAGATACTAAAAATTTAATCATAGGAATGGACTTCAATATCAATCCTTGTGTGGCCGCTATAGCAGTTCAACAAGGCGATGACATCTACGTAATAGATGAAGTAAAACTACCAAATTCACACACAGCAGAAGTAGCGGATGAGATCCGTGCGAGATACCCACACAGTAAAATCACAGTATTCCCAGATCCTAGTGGGTCAAGATCGCAGACTTCAAGTGGTGGTGTGAGTGACCATTTGATACTGGCCAACAAAGGCTTTGCTGTCAAGGCACCACGCAAACACGATCCTGTTAAAGATCGTATCAATGCTATAAACGCTCGTTTCAGCTCCGCAGATGGTAAAAATCACCTGTTTGTTAGCTCAAAGGCTAAATATGTTATAGAGAGTTTAGATAAACATACCTTCAAAGAAGGCAGTCAACAACCTGATAAAGATTCAGGTTATGACCATATGTTTGATGCGTTGTCCTATTGTGTGGCATACCTGTATCCTATTAGGAAGACAGTAACAATCAAACAACCAAGGACCTGGGCTGTAAGGTAAAAGGAACAAATATGGACGCTAATCAATTAATACAAAATCAAATATCAACCTTGCTCAGTGCCAATGATATCTATACAACATATAGAGAACGTTGGGAATTTGCCTACCAAAGTTATTTAGGCGGAGAAGTCTACACTGAAGCAGGACATCTAACCAAGTATCAATTGGAAACACCAAGAGAATACAACAACAGACTTCAAACAACACCACTAGAAAACCATTGTAAAAGTGTAGTAAGTGTTTACAATAGTTTTTTATTTAGAGAAGAGCCTTGGAGAGAACTAGGCGGACTAGAAAACAATCCTGTAGTAGAAGAATTTTTGAAAGATGCTGATCAAGATGGTCGCAGTCTTAATGAAATTATGCGTGAAGTCAGCACTTGGAGTTCAGTTTTTGGACACTGCTGGCTAATATTAACCAAACCTAACCTAAGTTTAGCAACACAGGCAGAAGAATTAGAAGCAGGTGTGCGTCCATATCTTAATATGTTGACGCCATTGGCAGTAACTGACTGGAATTGGTATAGAAATCCAATTGGAAAATACAAATTAGATTATTTCAAGTATGTAGAAGACTTTAATGGTAGTCAACAAACAATCAAAGAATGGTATCCAGAAGTAATTGTTACCAGTGTTGTTGACACTGAAGAACAAAGCATCATTTCAAGGGTTGAAGAACCTAATGAACTTGGATGGATCCCAGCAATTTGTGCCTATAACCAGCGTTCAGAGGTTAGAGGCATTGGTATTTCAGACATCCAAGATATTGCCTACGCACAGAAGATGATCTATAACTGTACGTCAGAGGCAGTTGAAGCGATCAAACTAGACACTCATCCTAGTGTTGTTGCTACACCAAACACAAACTTGGGTGTTGGGCCAGGATCAGTTATTCAAATAGAAGAGAATTTAGACCCTGGCTTAAAACCATACGCTCTTGAGTTTTCAGGAGCAAGTATTGATTCAATCTACAAAAGCATTGAACACACCACAGCCGCAATTGACAAGATGGCTAACACAGGTGCTGTGCGTGCCTCAGAATCAAGAACAATGAGTGGCGTAGCAATGGAAGTTGAATTCAGTCTACTTAATGCTCGTCTTTCTCAGAAAGCAAGTTCACTACAACTTGCTGAAGAACAGATGTGGAAGATGATGTCATACTATCTAGGTGTTGACTGGAATGGAGATATTATGTATCCTAACAGTTTCAACATCAGAGACAAAGCAAGTGAAATCCAACAGTTAAGAACAGCAAAAGAAACTGCTACAGATCCTAAAGTTATAAAACAAATTGATCGTCAATTGCTTGATTGGATGGACCTAGAAGAAGAAATAAAATTACCAGACTTTGAACCTCACATAATGGAGGATCCACAAACAGGAGAACGTAGACTTGCTCGTACGGAAGAAGAACATTTGGAATTGGCCGCACAGGGTTGGTTCCACCCAGGAGAAGGCGTGGCTCCAGTGGAGGCATCTTAGATGCCAGTAATGAAGTGTGCTTCAGGCGGTTACAAATGGGGTAGCACAGGCAAATGTTTTGCTACTCGTGCTGAAGCAGAACGTCAAGGGAGGGCTATTGAAATGGCTATGAAAAAGAAGAAGAAAAAAGGAAATCGTGGCGGCCGTAGAGGTTAATTGGCACGATTACTTTGAATCAATAAAAGCAGTGTGTCCGTGGAGTCTACAGGCACACCGCAACAATTTAATAGATATTGTAGAATGGCAAGGTATTGTATTTGACCTTGGCAACTATGAAGCAAGGATCTATACAAGCAAACACAACGCAAGACAGTTGAAAAAGATACACAACAGATTGAATGAACAAAGGCCTGAAGAAGAGTGGCTATGGAGTCATCCTAGTTACGAAGACTACAGTGCTCCAGTTCCGTGTTTGATACAACAAGATCGTGCTAAATTATATAGTATCCGTTCAAAAATAGGCTTTTTTACGGATAAAAGCTAAATACATTTAATAACTCATAAAGGAGGCGAGGTAACAATGACCGTAGAACAAACATTGGCTAATGACCCAGCAACTGATGCTGAAGTAACAACTGAAAATCAGGCAGAAGCAGTAAAAACATACACACAAGACGAGGTAGATAATATGATGGCTCGTATGCGTGGCAGTCTAACTAAAAAATTAGAAAGCAGATACGCAGACTTGGGTGATGTAGAAGAGTTAAAAGAACTTAAGGCGAAAGAAGAAAAACGTCGCCAAGAAGAAGCCCTCAAAAGGGGTGAGTTTGAAAAGACTCTACAAGAACTTGCTTCTAAAAAGGATGCTGAAATCCAAAAAAGAGATCAGATGATTAGAGAGTATCGTGTTAACACACCTTTAATTGACGCCGCCGCAAGATACGACAGTGTCAATCCTGAACAGGTGAGACAACTGCTATCTACACACGTTAGACTTAACGAGACTGGCGAAGATGTTGAGGTTGTTGACAAGGAAGGCAATGTGCGATACACAGACTCTGGTAATTTGCTATCTGTAGATGAATTTGTTAAAGAGTGGTTAACACAAAATCCACATTTTAAGAGAGCAGGGGCAAGCACTACTAACACAAGAAGTAGTGTAGGCGTTCCAAACACAGGTGGCGATATTGATCTCAGCAATTTGGATATGAGCAATCCAGAACATCGTAAACTATATAAAGAGGCAAGACAAAAAGGCCTCTTGTAAATTAGCCAAAAAGGAGAAATACTATGGCAAACTCAGCATACGCATCCGTTATTAATACAGATGCTCTAGTTGTACCCGTAAAAGCGGCAACAGTATACGCCGCACACGAATCTTCATTGTTCCTAGGCGGACAATTGATTCCAGTTGTTAACGCACCAAATGGTGTGCTACAAGTTCCAGAACTTGCTTCTGTTAGTGCTACCACACTTTCAGCTGAAGCATCTCCTGGTGTAGACGTAGACGCAGTTCTACCTGCAGACACTAAAAACACAATCACTTGTGATCTATATGCGGCACGTTCAGTCCTAAGAGACTTGGGTGCTATTGATCCAAACGAAATTGGTCGTGTTTTAGGTAACGCTGTATCAAATGCTTTTGATACTGCTGTTATGGGTGTTATGGGTAACCTAACTGCTCAAGAAATCACAAGCGGTGATTTAGACTTAGACGAAATCTTTAGTGCTGTTGGAACAATCCGTTCTGCTGGCGAAACAGGTCAACTATATGGCGTAGTTGGTGCTGGTTCATATGCGGCTCTTATGAGTGCTATTGGATCACAAGCATACGCTGGTGGTGACTTCCAGAGTGAAGCATTAAGAAATGGTTTTGTTGGCACAATCGCTGGCGTTCAGTGCTTTGTTTCATCTTACTTAGATGCTACAAACACAGGCGTAACAGGTGCTAAAATGGCTATCTTTGGTCAAGACGCAATGAGAATTGCGATGCAGAAAAATGTTGACATTGAGGTAGCACGTAGAGCAGAAGCAGTGGGTAATGACATTGTTGCTAGCCTACACGCAAAACCAGCTCTAATTGACGCAGGTCGCGGTATCTTAATCCAAGACGCAGTGTAATTAGGAGATAGATTATGGCTTTCATTTACGACAACAACTCTGTTATATCATTTGCTGATTACAGCGATGTAGTAGCAAAGGATCAAAGACTGTTTGATTCAAATGAGGGCCTTACTGATGATATTGTTGAAGACGCACTAATCAGAGCAACGGAAAGAATCCTAGCAAAGATTAGGCAAACGGATTGGTGGAGGAGTTATTACACTAATCGTGATAGTTCAATCACCATCCGTACTATGGCAGATATTCCTGCTGTGGACGTAGACAATATTGCTGACAGGCAAAACGACTTTACTGATTTGACTGTCTATGAGGCGTTAGCAGAATACATTTTACCTCAAGTAGCAGACTTTGGAAATGAAGATAATGCTGAAAGAGCTAAGATGAGTTTTTATGCTAACAAATCAGAATCATTGTTTGCGGAGTTGATCAACGCAGGCGATTGGTATGACTTTGACAGTGACGGCACTATTGCCAGCACTGAAAAAGATCCAGGCCAATATGTCTTTAAGAGAGTTAGATAATGAGAACAGATGTACTAGACAAAATCAAAAATTTGGGACTTAGTGGATACAATGTATCAAACGAATTTCCATATGATGATGGCGGCAATGGACTATATTTGTTCAATCCAAAAACTATCTATGTTGACTCAATACAATCTACAGAAGAACCTTTGGTGACTGCTCTAGATGGAACCGTCGTAAACAATAGCTTAACATCAGTAACCGTCTATTTCAGCGTTGATGCTAAGAACGTTCCAGCGAACTATACAAGTACAGTTGATTCTCTAAGAGGCATCAAAGACACGGTGTCTTTTGATGGTTCTGTAAATAGGAACTGTGTAGTTTCTACTACATATGAGAACGATTTGCTTGTTAGCCAGGTGGAATACAACTTCAATAGGGTAAAAACCTAAGATAACATAAAGGAAGAAAACTATGGCATATATATATCCAGCACCAGGTGTAGCGTCAAAGCAGGTTACTCTTAGTCTTACAGATTCCGCAGGAACTTTAACAGGTTCTCTAAGTGTAGCGGCTCTTCAAGACGTAACGATTAATGCGGCTAACGACGTTTTTACTTGGACACAATTGGACACAGCGTCCAAAAACCAAATTGCTACTACAGCAACAAACAGCTTGGCTATGAACCTAGTTCTTGACAAAGATTCATTCTTTGGAACAGACGATGGATCATATTCAAGTTCCACTACAGTGGCAGGAGCAGGCATCTTTGGTATGTCTACTCTAAAAACTAAAGTTAGTTTTTCACTGTATATGGGTGACGAAGATGATGGAACAGAAGGCGTAACAGTCACTGGTTCAGGATACATTACTGGTCTAGCACCAACTGTATCTGCTGATTCGCCTGTTTGGGTATCTCCAATCACAATTACTGTGGATGGTGACTACACTGTAGATGATACAGCAACACCATAATAAAACTAAATATCTATAGAGCGTGAGGGCTATGGTTCTCAACTCTATAGAGGGCATTAAGAGGGTCTTTTTAGGCCCTCTTTTTTTCTAAAGACTAAATACAATGTAGGACAGATTAATGGATGTATTAGATAAAAAGACTGATATAGAACTACAGCAGAGTGTATTGGCAGAAATCAACAAAGCCAATAATGAATTAAACTGTGCTGAAAAGGACGTTAAGAAAGCAAGAAGTAGATTAAACTTTCTTGTTGTTGTCCTTAACAAACTGATAGAAAGACAAGGAGACTAACAGATGAAACTAACAGAACTCGCCAAAGAGCCAAAACTAACCAAAATTACTATTGACGACGAAACCATCGTAAAGGCGTATGGTGAAGCCGTAGAATTCTGGGTATACGATCGTATAGATATGGAAACATTTATGAAATTGGCCAACCTTGAAGGCGGACAGAATATTGGAAGTGTATTAGCAGTAATGAAAGACCTTATTCTTGATGAAAAAGGCAATCCTGTGCTAGTAAACGGAAATGTTTTACCAAATGACATTATGATCAAGGCTGTGGAAAAAACGGTACAAGCGTTGGGAAACTTCGCGACCCCAACTTCCACGAAATAACTCCTGACATTTCAAGTTATTTGGTACTTGACTTTGTTGCTAAGAGATATGGTTATCTACCATCACAAGTAATGAAGTTGGGGGACAATTTAGATATGCGTGTTGCTAACCTAGCTACAGCTTATGAATCATATCTAAATAAAAAACAACAAGGTGGTTGGAAAGACAAGAGTGATCACGGACTAAGTCAAGTTCAACTACAAGAAATGTTAGAGAGGGCAAAAAAGAATGGCCACAGTAAAGCTAAGAAAAACTAGAGATAGAATTAGTCCTAGTGCTGGAAAAATTGTAGCTAAGTTTGAAAAATTACCACAGCGTGCCTATGAATATTGGAAGGGTATAACTCCAATTGACACAGGTAATGCTCGTGCTAGAACTAGGCTACAAGGAAGAAAAATAAAAGCCAATTACAATTATGCTGTCCCTCTAGATAAAGGTTGGAGTAAACAAGCACCAAGGGGTATGAGCCAACCTACGGAACAATACATCAAGAAATTGATTACCCGTGAAATATTAAGGAAATAATATGGCTGATTTAAGATATACAGTAGACGTAGATACACGGGGTGCCCAGCAATCCATTGGTAGTTTAAAAAATACACTTGCTGGACTAGGTGCTTTATTTGGTTCTGCTTTTGTTTTTAAAGAAATAGCCAATGTTAGTGCTAGATTTGAAGACCTAAGAACTAGTTTAAGTATTCTTTATAAAGATGCTCAATTAGGCGAACAAGCATTTGAACAAATTAAAGAATTTGCCAAACAGAGTGTATTCTCAGTTGAAGATCTAACAGCCAGTGTTATCAAATTAAAAGCCGCAGGATTAGATCCTAGTATAAAACAATTACGTTTATTTGCTGATGTAGCAAGTGTTTCCGCAGACAGTGTTGGTGCTTTACAAGCCATAACTGATTTGTATGCTAGAACAACTGCTGGTGGATTAGGACTAGAAGATTTAAACAGATTAGGTGATAGAGGTATTCCTGTATTCACAATCCTAGCAGAAAAACTAGGAATCAGTAGATTA